TGATGGATCGCGATATATCCATGCTTATTTTGACACGATTATTGATCGTGGAGCAAATGCTCCGGGCTCTTCGGAGCGTTATCTATCGGAGGATTATTTCTTCTGTCAGATGTGTCGCAAGTTGAGCATCAAGGTTTGGCTATGCCCTTGGATGAAGACACAGCACGTTGGTACATATGCGTTTACGGGGGATCTTCCAAAGATTGCACAGTACACAGGACGTATATGATCATAGGATTTGTTGGTAATATCGGTAGCGGTAAAGGCACTGCTGGCGATATTCTGATGGAGCGAGGCTTTTTTTGCGAAAGCTTCGCTGCTCCATTGAAGACAATTACATCAAATCTTTTTGGATGGCCAAGACATCTTCTAGAGGGCGATACTCAACAATCGCGCGAGTTTAGGGAAACAAAAGACGAGTGGTGGTCAAGTAGATTTGGAAAAGACATCACTCCTCGTTTGATGCTTCAAATAATAGGAACGGAGTGTATGCGCGATTGCATACACTCGGATTTCTGGGTTGCTTGTTTGGAGAAACGAATAATGGAAAATCAAGATTATGTGATTACTGATGTTCGTTTTCCAAATGAAATAGATTCCATTCATAACATGGGTGGTAAGATCGTTGAAATACAAAGAGGAAAACCTGTTGATTGGTATGTTCATGCTTGCATGTATAATAATGGTGACTCTGGTGTAAAACCAAATGTTCATTATTCCGAGTGGGCATGGATGGGATACAAAACCAACTATACCATAAACAATGATGGATCCATAGAAGATCTTGAAAAAGAAATTGAATTGATGCTTGAGTGCTTGACACCACCAAGATAAAGTGATACTATAATCTTCATATAACCATGGAGTTTTGTTATGAAATTCTCACAAGAGACGATGAACATTTTGAAGAATTTTTCCCAAATCAATCAGGGAATCTTCTTCAAGAAAGGCGATGTGATTTCAACTATCTCGCCACAAAAAAACATTTTGGTTGAAGCCACAGTCAAGGAAAACTTCCCCAAGGACTTTGGTATCTATGATCTTCCAAACTTTCTAAGTGTTCTCTCCCTCAGCAAGGAAGATCCTGAGTTGTCGTTTCACGAAAAGCATTTGACGCTTGTCGGTAATAACGGTCGTGCGACAATCACATATCGTTACACCGATGCATCAATGATCGTCTGTCCACCAGACAAGAAGCTGACAGTTCCTTCATCTACTGTATCTTTTGATCTGACCGAAACCGATCTTGCATGGGTTTCGCGTTGCGCGGCTGTGCTTCAACAGCCAAATGTATCCATTGAAAGTGATGGAGAGAAGGTATATCTTACGACATTTGATTCTACAAATGATGCATCTCATACACAGAAGCTTCATATCACAGATGGTACTGGAGAGACATACAAGTTTGTTCTTCGTACCGAAAATCTAAAGCTTCTCTTCACCGATTATAAGGTAGATGCAACAAAGGGAATTGTCACTTTCTCTGGTAAAAATATGCCAATCAAGTATTGGATTGCAACTGAAAAGACAAAGGAATAAGAAATGTCTACAATTGGAAACAATAGTGGTGTACCAACTCTATCTCCAGAAGAACTAAAAATGGTTGTTGATGCTATAGAGACAATCAATAATAGCATGACTCGTGTTGCGGCTGAACGCGACCTCGTAAAGGATACAGTAAACAAAATTCATGAAGAGACTGGATTTCCTAAGAAACTCTTGCGCCGTATTGCAAGAACGCATTACAATAGATCCTTTGAAATGGATCTACAGGAAAATCGTGACTTTGAAAGCACATACGAAACGATTACAAACAAGAAGTAGTCGTTATCTGCGAGTTCGTTTTCTTAAACGATAAAAATCTAGATACTTTTGTTATTTATACTATGGAGTATTTCTATGATTGAAAAACAAAAGGATACATTTCTCTGGTGCGAATCCTATCGCCCACAAAAAGTTGCAGATTGCATTCTACCAGAAAGCATCAAGAGTGTATTTCAGGAATATGTAAATCAAAAGAACATTCCAAATCTTCTTTTGACAGGTGGACCTGGCGTTGGTAAAACAACTATCGCCAAGGCCATGTGTAATGAAGTTGGTTGCGATTTCATGGTGATCAATGGTTCTGATGAACGTGGTATTGATGTTCTTCGCACCAAGATCAAGACATATGCATCTTCCATGAGTTTTTCTGGCGGAAGAAAAGTCGTCATCATTGATGAAGCAGACTATCTAACACCAGAAGCACAAGCAGCTATGCGAGCTGCCATTGAAGAGTTTGCTTCAAATTGTTCTTTCATCTTTACTTGCAACTACAAGGCTCGTTTGATTGAGGCCATTCATTCACGCTGTTCCGTAATTGAATTCAAGATCAAGAACGGAAACAAGGTGAAGATGGCAGCTGGTTTTCTAAAGAGAATCCAGAATATACTTGATCAAGAAAAGATCAAGTATGACAATGGCGCTCTTGTCCAGATCATTCAAAAGCATTTTCCAGATTATCGTCGTGTATTGAATGAGTTGCAGAGATATGCAGTTCGCGGCGAGATTGATTCTGGAGTGCTTGCACAAGTTGGTGATGTCAATCTCAAGGAACTTATTGGTTTCTTGAAGGAGAAAGATTTTACATCAATGCGTAAGTGGGTTGCATCAAACTCCGATTCTGATCAAAACAAGATCTTTCGTCAAATCTATGATGCGATGTATGATATCATGCAGCCACAGTCTATTCCACAGACTGTAATTGTATTGGCTGATTATCAATACAAGTCAGCTTTTGTTGCTGATCAAGAAATCAATATGGTTGCATGTTTGACAACCATCATGATGGAATGTTCATTCAAATAAACTAGAGAAAAAAATGGATCTATTCAAGGATATTCTACCCTCAATTCAAAAGACAAAAAAGGACTTGTCGGATGAGCCAGACTTTCAAAAGTCGTATAACGCATTTGTGGTCAATCGTGCGCTATCATATCATGTGGATTCTATACTCCACGCCAATGAAATGAATTTGAGGCATGGATTGGACAGAAATCTACAATATCATTTTTATCTAAATACTATAAGATCTATGAGACGCAAGTTTCAGCCGTGGGTCAAAAAAGAGAAGAATGATATTCTGGATGCTATAAAGGAGTACTATCAGTTCTCAAACGCAAAAGCATTAGAGGCCATGCGTCTTCTCTCCACTGATCAGGTTGATCATATAATAACTATAACAAAAAAAGGTGGAGTGGGTAATGTGGAGCGTAGAAGACATGGTGGAGGTGACGCTAAAAGAGCGTGATGACTTCCTAAAAGTCAAGGAAACACTAACCAGAATAGGCGTAGCTTCAAAGAAGGATCAGACCCTCTATCAGTCTTGTCATATTCTTCACAAGCAAGGTAAATACTACATCGCGCATTTCAAGGAGTTATTTGCACTTGATGGTAAGCCGACAAACTTCTCAGAAGGCGATATTGCAAGAAGAAACTCTATTGCAAATCTACTAGCAGAATGGGGTTTGATAGGTATTGTGAAGCCAGAAAAGACTGCAGATCCAGTATCGCATCTAAATCAAATCAAGATATTAGCCTTCAAAGACAAGAATGATTGGCAACTCGTGGCAAAGTATAATATTGGTAAGAAAAAGATTGAAACTGAATAATTGATGGAGTTATGTTATGGCAACAAAGTTGAAGTATTTCAAGCTACATCCTCAAGCATTGGCACCAGTATATTCAACAACTGACGCTGCTTGCTTTGATATCTTCGTATGCACATTTGGCAAGATGGCTTTTGGTGGATACGATGATACTGGAAAGAAGTTTACTCGTCTATTAACGACAGACGGCGGCATAACCATATGCCCAAGAGATCGTGTTCTTGCTCCAACAGGATTGATTTTTGATATTCCTAAGGAATATTCGGTTCGCATTCATCCTCGTTCTGGGTTGTCTCTCAAGGAAGGTCTCACTTTGGCTAATGCCCAAGGTGTAATTGATTTTGATTACATGGAAGAGACATTTGTCATGTTGACAAACATTTCAACAAGAAACATTGTTATTCCTAATATATCAAGAATTTGTCAGGGTGAACTTGTTCGCAACAATAGAGCAATCTTTGAAGAGGCCAAGGTAAGACCAACTCGCGATAATACAAATCGTAAAGGTGGATTTGGTTCTACAGGCACAAAGGTACTTGACAATCCGTCAGCGAATACTATATAATATATACTCTATCGCCATTTTGGGTTAGAGTATTTTCAACTTGCTTAAAAGGAGTTAAAAATGACATTTATCAATCCTAATGGATCTTTTTCATACGGGCGTAATCTACTTCCTTCAACTGTTGGTTTTGATAGGCTTCTATCTACGCTGGATGAAGCACTAAATATCCCCGAGAAGGTACTCACCTCTTATCCTCCATACAATATCGCGAAGATTAGCGAAGACAAGTATGTAATTGAGTTAGCAGTTGCTGGCTTCAAGAGAGAAGAGATTGATATCACTCTTGAGGATAACAAACTGACAATTCAAGGAAATGCAAAGAAAGATGAGGGCGGAAATAAAACTTATTATCATCGTGGCATTGCTCTTCGTAATTTTACCCGTGTATTTACTCTTGCTGATACGGTGATAGTAAGCAACGCCGATCTTGTTGATGGGATGCTTGTAGTTGAACTACATAATGTCATTCCAGAAAGCAAGAAGCCAAGAAAAATTGCCTTGGGCAATCAAAAAGTTCTCGCTTCAGAATAATTTCTGAATAAATAATCACACTTACTTTCAACAATCAACCAGTCACCGCGAATAGAAAATTCGCGGTGACTTTCTATCTAGAAAGGATACTTTGATGGAACAATACTGGGGTTATCACACCATGCTTGATTGCCGCGCTTGTGATATTGAATCAATCAAGAATCATGATAATATCTATAATTTTGCTAAAAGTCTTGTGAATGCAATTGATATGAAAGCTTTTGGAGAACCTCAGATTGTTCATTTTGGTGAAGGAAATAAAGCAGGTTATACACTTGTTCAACTCATTGAAACAAGCAATATCTGTGCTCATTTCTGCAATGATTCGGGTGATGCATACATTGATGTATTCTCTTGCAAACCTTATGATCGTGATATTGTTCGCGACGAGATTATCAAGTTTTTCAAGCCTCGTCAGATTACAGTAAACTACATTGAAAGACAGGCATGAGAGATGAGTGGCGTATCATACATGGGTCGCCATGTTATTGCTGATCTACATGATGTATCGGCTGAAGTTCTTGGCTCAATTGATTTTTGGAAAGAAATCCTAATTGATGGAGCCAAGAAATCGGGTGCTACAGTTCTAAGCGATCACTTTCATCATTTTGGTGAAGGTTATGGTATTACTGGTGTAATTGTATTGGCCGAGAGTCATATTTCAATTCATACATGGCCCGAGAACAATTATGCAGCGATTGATGTATTCATGTGCGGCACTTGCGATCCTGAGGTTGCAATAGATCATATTACAAGCAAGATAAATACTTTTGTCAAGAAAGACTTGATTTATCGTAAGTAATTTGCTATACTACATTTGAGTTTTGGAAATTTATCATGAGATATATTGGATATTCAGTCTCTCGTTGTATACGCGATATTGTCAAGAAGCGTGTCAACGTATACGCAGTAGAAGTCATCATAGGTCGCACCTCAATAGAGAATGAGCAACATGTTGCTGAAGTTGCTCGCGCATATCATAATCTTCCAAAGGATGATTATCGTTCTTGGTATGATTTGGATTATAATGCGTGTCATTCAGTTCTTTTAGAACTATATCGTGACGGTAAATTACATCAGCCAAAATTATTTGGTAAGTATCCTATTC